TTGTTCGCCATCTGTGCTAACGTAATAGACTTTTCCAGATTTTTTGTTATCTTCTACTCCAAACAATGAAGATCCTCTCTTCATAGGATGGGAAGATTTTTTACTCTCGTGTCTACGAGCACCTCTGGACTCATCGCGGCGGTCTTTATAAGATTGCATTTTACCGCTCTCTTTTCCTCTACGCATTCCAAGGCTTTCGTCTAAACGATCGTTATATCCTTGTTTTTTCATGTTATACCTCTGGGTTTTGGTTTATATCTTGCTCCCCAATCATTTGATTGAGGGTATTTTCCTGTTGTGGAAAAGCTCTTTGTATAGATGGTCCTGCAACCTCTTGTCCCCTTGCAGAAATAACAACATCATCTTTTTTAACCTGTTCTTCAGACTGCCTGTTGGATTCCTCCATAATTCGCACGATATTTAAATATTTCAAAAGACGCTCATCATCTAAATCTGCGAGCTCCGACATAGCTTTAGCTCTGTCTAGTGCAGCAGAAGCACGGTCATCAACCGCTCTAGCAGCCCTTTCGTCCTCAAGACCCATGTTAGCAACTGATCGAGTAAACCTTTCTTTCGCTCCAGCCATTTTTTCCACAGAAGAAGCTTTAAGATTCTCCATCTGACCCTGAAGTACTTGCATCTGTAATTGCTCTTGCTCTTTGGCTGCTTGTGCTTGTTGTTGTTCTGCCTGTTGTAGCTCTTTGAGGTATTCACCCTTACCTTGAAGTGGTGCAGCTTTTGCAAGCATTTCACCAGATACAGGCGCTCCTAGCTGTTTTAGATCAACAAGTTGTCTGAAGTGCATTTGTCGCTGCGTATCAGTTAGCACTCCCTCTTGTATACTGATATCATATTTTATAAAGTCTTTAGAATAAAACTGTTGCGATGGCTTTCTGCCTAGTATTCTCTCTACTTTTTCAGGTGTCCATGTCTGTAACAATTTAAGTACTTTCTTAGAAAGATGCTTTTGAGAGAATCTTAGGTTATCAAATACGCCTTGTAAGTTTGTAACAGCGGCGCCCTGTCTAAGCATCATCATGATACCTGACTCATTACCAGATTCAGGTATTCCAAACGCTGCATCGTTTACGCCTAAGATGTCGCTCATACTACGCGCATATAACTCTTGTAGCTGAAACATCGACGGGGGTACCTGTCCTGGTGCTATCTTTTCTATTGCTCCAGGTTTGGCATTTCTATCTCTCCATATAACCTTACCTTGGCCTGTTTGAAATAATGATCTAGGGTTGATGACAGATTCTTCATCGGCAATCCACCCAGAATTAATTTGACTATCTATCAAGTCAGTCATTTGGGATAAACGCCTGTTAGACTCACGTTGGGGATCAACCATACATCGTGTAAGCGACTGTAATTTTAACTGCCACAAATCGCACTCTGGTTCAAATGTTCCCACAAAAGGAACAAATGGGTACTCATTTAGCCCATATTGGTTACGCTCAGTTTTAAAATAGGTATCGTTTAGTATGATGTGACAATCCACATACTTTTTTTGCTTAGTGATTTTTTTTAACTGTGGATATGTTTCTAAAAGGTAATTTAAAGAATCTTTAGTTCCTTCCCATTCCGTATACTCACCTGAATCCGTATCTAATAAGACAGGAACTTTTTCCCATCCTTGTACGTAATACTCATTGTAGGCAATGTATTCCTCACCATTTGGCTGTGTTTGATATGGTAGCCACGTAAACTTATCATCACGAGACCACCCTTTGTGGTATACGTCCCATACTTCTTGCTCCATTCCAGGAAGCATAGAGGCAGCTTGTTCAGGACTGACATATTTACGTCTTATAACATAAGAACAATCCTCTAAATCTAACCGTGTAAAATAAGGATCAACAATAAACCCTGAGTACGGCTCACGACCAAACTTTATGTCTCCATTGACGGGATCGTCTCGATAATCCATGTATACAGTACAGAGATTCCATCCAGTTTTAATAGCACCTGAAAATGCATCAGAAATATACTTATACCCATCAGAAGATGCCATCACATGCATTAATAAGTCCGATAAGTCATCAGCACCTTGTTGATCATCAGCTTGCTGTGGTAATACGACTGAACTTAATCTATGGGAACGCTGATATCCATCAATCATATTGATGTTTTTACGTATTAGGTTGAAACTCCATGCATTTCTACCTTCTTCAAATAGCTTTTGACGCTCTTTTTCGTCCCATTGATCGTTTAAATACATTCGTAAATCTCTATCAGCTAAAGGATAGAATGGATTCCATGCTAAATAGGCTTCTTCGTACCGTTCGCAAAATTCTTTTACGATATCGTTATCAGACATTAGCACTCCCTGATAAAGAGTGATAATAAATAAGATTTTTTGGAGAATCTGTGTTCATGCCCGCACCTTTATGTTTTACAAGTTTCCTTGACCTTCCAATAAAGGTGCGGGCGCTATGTATTGGCATAACTAAGGAGGGATCAATCTCCAAACCCGCTAGTTGTTACTTACATAACCTGTTATTTTTTCCGAGTTTTTAACTCTGGATACTTTTTAAACACAGCTGCACGTATTCCCGCAGGATTAGGTGCATTGTGTGCTAATTTTAATGCGCTCTTAGCTCTTGCTAATGAATTAATGGGAAAACTACCTTGTGGTGCGCCGCCCTTTGGACCTGCAAAGTTACCTTTAGCTACACTTTTGTAGTTACCAACGTTAGAACCACCTGGTTTTTTCTTCATTTTAGTTTCTTTTGCTTTTGAAACTTTTACGTTCTTTGCAATTTTAACTTTCTTGGTTGGTTTCTTAGCCATTTATACATTAGAAATTTTAAAATATATATTAATTTTCAATATAAATGTATTTAAATTTTTATTCTACCTTAATTTTTACAAACTGTATCATACCTTGATACATCGAAAAATAGAGACATATGCTATGGGCAAAAGTCCGATAATCGATTTTAAATAAGTGTTGTTCCGCTTAATTTCCCTCTCAGAATTCATTATAATCCGTTTATTTTCAGCTCCTTAGACAAGAACAAACAACTACTTTTGTCAATCCTTTCATTTCTATGCACATCTTTAAATAGAGATGTATGCTATGGGCAAAAGTCCGATAAGCGATTTTAAAGATAATATATTAAATTATATTGGAAAAAAGACACTCACAGATGAACAAGCTTTTTTTGACTTACTTGCTTATGATTAAAAAGAAATATAAGAGGGATAGGACAATTAGGGCAAATCACCTACGATACATTTGTTCTAATAAATCCGCATGTTCCTCTGTCATACGAGGACCGCTACGTTCAAAAAAGGCTGTAGTAAGGGCATACCGAATACCATCTAAGCAATGATCATTCTGTTTAATAGGTTTGTCTACGCCTCTATCTGAAGCTTTAGAATCCCATAGGTATGTGGAGAACTCTTTTATACAGTTTTCACAGTTAGAGCATACCTTAAAAGTACCATTGGTCATAAGCAGGCTAACGAAACGAATCCCCTTGAGAACATCATTATCGCCATCTACTACTCCTCCTATACCATTTCTTACAAGCTCTTGCTTGAACGAAGCCGCTGAAGGATCCACATAAATATTTTTAACATAATACCCATCCATAAATTGAACTAGATCTCTAACATAGTCGAAATCGCTCTTTTGCCGTAACTCAATTTTAGAATCATAGTAGTACTCTTTTTCAAGCCACATATTTGGATATGCTCCAGAGTTATAGCCTATCAAGGCGAAGGTACATGGGTTAGTAGTTCCGTAGTCAATGCCGATGATGTAGTATTCTGCTGGTGATTGTGGGTTAGGAATCACATGCATATTTTCATCAAAGAAATCATATACCGCCCCATCAGCTAATACCCACTTCCCTTCGATATAACGTTTATACCACAGACCTTGGTACTCAGAAGATAGATCTTTTATATATTTTTTGGATAACGAAGGATTGTCTGTGATACAAAATTTAAAGTTTTTAAGATCCAGTTCTTTAGCCCTATCAATAAAGTCCCGCTTAAACCAATGATAAGGAGAGTCGGGATTAGTACTAGCAAATAGACAAGCCCCAGGAATTGAAAGACGAGATAAAAGCATTTTAAAAAAATTCTCGGGAATGAGCGTAGCTTCATCAACCAACGCTCCCGCAAATTCCGAGCCCCTAATCTTAGCTTCCGCTCTGTCGTCATTAGCTCCAACAACATACATTGTCCTATTGTAAAGTTGTACTTCGCCTTTACCCTGCTTATATACTACTGCATTACCAACAAGCTGTTGTAAAGGCTGAATTATATTCCGTTTTATTGTTTTATCGGTTCTTCCACATATTATCAAGGCACCCCTAGGACCATTGGCGCAAAAATCTATCCATCGTAATAAGGAAACGAACGATTTTCCTGAACGCACGGCTCCTTCAAATACGTTTATACGAGCCGTAGAGTTTAAAAATGCATCTTGCTGTTTGGGACTTAAATCTTTCATTAATACTCGAATACTCTTTTTGACGGTCTCCACCAGTTATACTTACGTTTTGGAAGGAGCCTGCCGGTCCATTCTATTCCTGTCCACCAACCAGTTTTTACTTCTGAGTCTTTAAACTGTTTTAGGTTTACTAGTTCATACTCGACAGGTAAATATTTGTTAGAGTTAACCCATCCGTTGATCTTTTCTTCTTTAGGAATCTGCTTATAGGTCAATTCTTTCGTTACCTTCTTTGCCATCGTCCTCATCATCATATTTATTTTTAAGGAAATCTATAAACTTTTTTAGTTCTCCACCGAATTCTACTTCAGTTCTTGGATCTTCTTTTTGGCCTAGACGTTGTTTACCAAGCCAGATAAGCATACCTCTATCTTTATCTAACGCCATTTTGTACTGAGTTTCATGTAAGAAAGAGTCACCCTTTTGACGTTTAATCTGCTGGTAAGCACTAAAATTCATTTTCTTCTCTTTAAGACATCTTTCGTATAACACTCTGGGTAAGACACCTAGGCGAGATGCTATATGTGTACCGAGGCATCCTGATTCTAAAAGTGAGTCTACCAATTTCCAGTTAATCGAGGTAGGGGGTCTACCGCCATAATTTTGACTGCGTGTTTTTTTCATACTAATCCACTCAGTCTTATCAGGGGTATTTTTTTTATTCTTTTTATTCTTTTTATTCTTTTTATTCTTTTTATTCATAGCTGCCATAAATAGAATGGGGGCTAAGGGGGCACCCCCACGCTAAGATATTTATCTTTTGTAGAAAAATACCACCCTTACTGCTCATTTTCTAAGGAAACGTTGTGTGGAGAGCTTACTTCTTTTTTAGGCTGCGGCTTTTCTTCATCTTCTTTTTTTACTACATGAATAAATCTGATGTCGTCCATATTCGCGTAGAAGCCATTATATTTATGTTCTTGCCAGAATAATTCTTTATTTTTCATTGCCTCCATGAAAGAATTGAGTTGATCTTCTTTTATTTCGATGTGTACTTGTTTTTCGTCGCGATAAGTAAGAACGATAATATAGTTCATGTAATATCCTTTTGTTTTTTTTGTTTTTCTCTGAATTCTTTAACAAGAAATTTTCCTTTTTCCCACTCTTCCCCTTTTTCCCAAGGTTTCCATTTTGAAACATGAGCAATAGGGGCTTGTCTATCGTCTGCAGCAAAGGTATGTCTACCATTATCTGGTTTGTACCAACCACAGCATCTAACTTCTATTACGTATTCACAAGGAGCGTTGTAATCAGGTTGCTCTTTTTCTATATCTTTCCAATCGTTAGTCACTGTTACCTCTTTTTTTAAAATGTTTGTTGTGCGTTATCCTGTCCAAAAGCTTGAATGGCTTCTATTACTTCAAAGTCGAATAGATCTTTATGTTTATCATCTTTAAAGCGTATGTACGGATAGTATTTCTTTACGCCGTCAGATTCATATTCTTTGGAGGGAAAATTGACCCATCTTTTTCC